TCAAGTTAAGATATACGAAGATCCTATCGAAGGGCATACGTATATCATGTTTGTGGACGTAGCTAAAGGTCGCGGACAAGACTATTCGACGTTCAATATTATAGATGTAAGTACCAATATATTCAGACAGTGTGCTGTGTTTAGAAATAATATGATAAGCCCATTATTACTCCCTGACGTTCTGTATAAGTATGGTAATCATTACAACGAGGCATTAGTTGTTATAGAGAATAACGATCAGGGTGCTATGGTTTGTAACGGTCTACACTACGATTTAGAATATGAAAACATATTCATGGAAAGTATGATCAAGGCTAACGCCATCGGTGTGACAATGACCAAGAAGGTTAAACGCATCGGTTGTTCTAATATTAAAGATATTATAGAACGTGGTAAGTTAGTTATACACGATAACGAAACGATCATAGAGGCGTCTTCCTTTGTAGAGAAGGGTGCGTCTTACGAAGCTGATCATAACGGTCACGATGACTTAATGATGAACTTGGTACTGTTTGGTTGGTATACGTCTACACCGTTCTTTGAAGAATCTGTTAACGGTAATATGAAGGATATGTTATATAACGAACGTATCTCCCAGATGGAAAATGACTTGATACCAGTTGGAGTTTTCTACGAAGACGCGGACGGGTCTGGTCATCCTCTAGGTGATGGGTGGGAAGTGTGGAAAGGATGAAAGTTATAAATAACTATATTGATATAATCGTATTATGAAAACAATCTTATAATTACAGAGGTAATAAAATGGCATTTCTAGTCTCTCCTGGTGTACAGGTAAAAGAAATAGATATGACCAACGTGGTTCCAGCAACTTCATCAAGTACTGGTGCTATTGCGGGTTCATTTCAGTGGGGTCCAGTAGACGAAATAACTACTGTATCTTCAGAAACCCAATTGGTTAAAATCTTCGGGCAGCCAAATGATGACACTTATCATAGTGTTCTATCAGCGGCTAATTTTTTAAGCTACGGAAACTCTTTGAGAGTTGTTCGTGCTGTCGGTTCGAGCGCATTAAACGCTTCTTCTGGTGCTTCTGGCTTACTAATCAAAAACGACACACACGCGGTAGGCATTAGCGGACAAGATGTGGTTGCTAGGTATCCTGGAGTTGTAGGTAACTCTATCGGTATTTCTATCTGCCCTGCTTCTTCTGCTGCTTTCACAGCTTGGACTTGGAAAGGTTCTTTCAGCGCGGCTCCTGGAACTTCTACTGGAACAGCTGCTGTATCTGGTTCTAACGACGAAGTTCACGTTGTAGTATATGATGCTACAGGTGGTATCACTGGTACTATCAATACTATCTTAGAGACTTATGAATATTTGTCTCAAGGTTCTGACGCTAAAGACGCATCTGGTTCAAGTAACTATGTTAAAGACGTTCTAAACGCTAAGTCAGCTTGGGTACGTATTATCACGATCACTGAATTAGCTAACCTTGGTGACGTTATAGCAAGTACAACATTCGATACAACTATCGAAGGTGCTGGTGATAACATCTATACTAAGTCACTAGCTCACGGTGTTGACGATAATGCTATCGGTGCTTCTGAAACAGTTCTAGCTTACGATATGTTTGCTGATGCTGAAACAGTTGATGTCTCTTTACTGATGATGTCTAACGCTAACTTATCTACTACAGATAACGAAACAGTTTGTGATAAGTTAATCTCTATCGCTTCTGCCCGTAAAGATTGTGTTGCCTTTGTATCACCAACGTTCGCTATGGTAACTGCTGCAGCGTTGTTAACTTGGAGAACTTCTCTAACGTCTTCTACATATGGATTCGCTGATTCTTCAGCCTTATATGTTTACGATAAATACAATGATAAGTATCGTTGGTTAGCCGCTTCTTCTTCAATGGCTGGTCTTGTGGCTCACACAGACTCAACTGCTGATGCGTGGTTCTCACCTGCTGGTTTCTCTAGAGGAAATCTAAGAAACGTAATTAAGTTGGCTTACAACCCTAAACAGGTTGATAGAGATGACCTATATAAGGTGGGTATTAACCCTATCGTTACATTCCCTGGAAAAGGAACTGTATTGTATGGTGATAAGACCTTACAAACTAAGGCATCAGCTTTCGATCGTATTAACGTTCGTAGGTTGTTTATCGTATTAGAGAAAGCTATCTCTACCGCCTCTAAAGCGTCGTTGTTTGAATTCAACGATGAGTTCACTAGAGCGCAATTCCGTAATATGGTTGAACCATTCTTACGTGATGTTAAAGGTAGACGTGGTGTTACAGACTTTAAAGTAGTTTGTGATGACACTAATAACACAGGTAACGTTATTGACACGAACAGATTTGTTGCTGATATTTACATCAAACCTGCTCGCTCTATTAACTTTATCACACTTAACTTCATCGCTACTAGAACTGGTGTTGAGTTTAGTGAAATAGCAGGAGGTAGCTAATCATGGCTCAATTAGGCGTAGATGATTTTAAAGCGAAGTTAAGTGGTGGTGGCGCGAGAGCTAACCTTTACCAAGCAACTTTGGGTTTCCCTTCGTTTGTTAATTCTAATATTGAATTAGCCTCTTTTATGGTTAAAGCGGCTCAATTACCTGGATCTACAATCACTCCTATCATGGTTCCTTTCCGTGGTAGACAGCTACAGTTAGCTGGTGATAGAACGTTTGAACCTTGGACAGTAACCATTATCAACGATACTGGTTTTGATGTTAGAAACTCTTTCGAAGAGTGGATGAATGGTATTAACCAACATAACTCGAACTCAGGTTTGACAAGTCCTTCTGATTATATGTCAGATATGGAAATTGCTCAGCTTGATAAGAGCGGTGCTACAGTTAAGAACTATAACATCAGAGGATGTTTCCCGACTAACTTAGGACCTATTGAAGTGTCTTATGATTCGGAAAACACGATCGAAGAATTCACAGTTGAATTCCAAGTGACTTATTGGGAATCCGATAAGACTAGTTAAACACTAAAGGGTGTTCGAGAGAGCACCCTTATTTTAGTGTATAAATAATACTGTATGCTAAAATAAGGGTATAATAAGACTATGGCAGAAGAAAAATCATTGTTCGGTTTCTCCTTCAAACGGAAGAAGAGCGAAGAACTTAAAAAAGTAAAAACGTTTACTCGTGATGAGGAAGACGGTTCGTACGAGATATCGCCATCGGGTGGTTATTTCGGTCAATATCTAGATATTAATGGCGACCAATTCCAGAACGATATCGATCTGATTATGAAGTATCGTCAGATCACTTCGTATCCTGAGATTGACGCAGCTATCGAAGATATCGTTAACGAGTCTATAACTAAACCAGAGACTGGTGGTATTGTAGAGCTAGACTTAGACGAACTAGACCAGCCTGATAATGTTAAAAAGCTTATTGTGGAAGAGTTCGATAAGATCCTTTCTGTATTAGACTTTAACAATAAAGGGTATGACCTATTCAGACGTTGGTACACGGACGGACGATTGTTCTTCCATGTAATCATCGGTGATAATGCTGATTCGGGTATCATCGAATTACGTCCTATCGATCCTACTAAGATCAGAAAAATTAAAGAAACTGAGACCATTAAAGATCCAACTACTGGTGTTGATTTAGTGAGAACAGTAGGTGAGTATTATCTCTATCAAGACGATAATATGAACCAACAAAACGAAGGTCTGAAGATCAGCCCTGATGCTATTATCCAAGTTAACTCAGGACTTCTAAACGAAGCTCGTGATAAGGTTATTGGGTACTTACATAAGGCGCTTAAGCCTATGAATCAACTGTCTATGATGGAAGATTCAATGGTTATCTATCGTGTATCTCGTGCTCCTGAACGTCGTATTTTCTATATAGACGTTGGTAACTTGCCTAAAGGTAAGGCTGAGCAATACCTTAACAATACGATGAACAAGTATCGTAATAAGATTGTATACGATCCAACCACTGGTGCTATTAAAGACGAGCGTGATCATAAGAGCATTATGGAAGACTTCTGGTTACCACGTAGAGAAGGTGGCCGTGGTACTGAGATAACAACGCTTCCAGGTGGACAAAACTTGGGTGAAGTTGAGGATATCCTATACTTCCAGAAGAAACTATACCACTCTTTGAACGTACCTATGTCACGTCTAGAGCAAGATTCTACCTTTAACGTAGGACGTTCTTCCGAGATAACTCGTGATGAGTTGAAGTTCCAGAAGTTTATCGACCGTATTAGAAACAAGTTTAACGGCTTATTCTTCCAAGCGTTAGAGAGACAATTGATCCTGAAGAAGGTTATTGTACCTTCGGACTGGAAAGAGATTAAGTCACAGATCAAGGTTAAGTTTACTAGAGATAACCACTATTCCGAGCTAAAAGAAACTGAGGTTCTTAAAGAGAGAATTGAAGTGCTAGGTATGATGGATGAATATGTTGGAACTTACTACTCTAAAGAATGGGTTAAGAAAAACATACTAAGACAAGACGATGAAATGATCGCAGAGATGGAGAAGCAGATAGCTGCTGAACCATCGGTTGATGACGAATTCGATGATAAAGATTCGGAATAAACTTTTTTTATAAATATATTATACGGAGTAAATACATGAGTATTGAAGACCTAATTAACAACGTAAAGGCAGGTGACGCTCAGTCATCTAATAATTCGTTTAATAGTCTAATGGCTGATAAAATCAATACAGCATTAGATGTTAAGAGACAAGAAACCGCTGCAGCGATGTACGGTAACACTGAAGCAGAAGTTGCTGCAGATACGGAAGAGTAAAGATGATTGGTTTTAAAGAATCGTTCGCTATATTGACAGAAAAGAAGATGAAACTTCCTTCAGGAGAGAACCTTGTTAAAGAGTTCTCTAAACTAGGAAAGAAAAAGAACGTCGACGCTGTTATAACATCGAAAGGTTCTTCCTTCACTTTATACGTTGACGGTGTTGAATTAGATAAATTTAAAAGTCAGAAAGACGCTGAAAAGAATCTTTCTGAATTCATCAAAGTAATGGGCGTATAAGTACATGAAGTTAATCGCAGAATATACAAATAATAACTTGGGTTACACAATCCAAGAAGACGCTGATACTGGTAAGAAGAACGTATACATTGAAGGTATCTTCATGACTGCTGAAGCTAAGAATAGGAATGGACGTATATACTCCAGAGATATCCTAGAGAGTGCAGTAAGTAAGTACAATCAAGAACAAGTTATTACGGGTCGTGCAGTTGGTGAGTTGAATCACCCTGATGGCCCTTCCATTAATTTGGATAAAGTTTCTCACAGAATTACCGAACTTAAATGGGA